CCAGACAATATCTCTCCGATGCGGTTTACGACCAGTACGGTCCATGCTGGTCCGGCTTTAGGCCAGCCTCAACAGAATTGATAGCACTTTGACCCAATCTAAAAAACCTCTGTTGGGGGCCATAATTCCACGGCTACATTCGAAGCCACTTAACACTAAGTCGAGGGCTCCGGAAGTGTTAGAGCTTGCAGAAGCTATCGGGCAACCGGCTCTGGAATGGCAGAAGTACGTTTTAAATGACATGTTATCGGTGCGAGAAGATAACTCGTTCATTCGTACCAGTTCGCTGCTATTAGCGGCCCGTCAAAACGGAAAAAGTTATATAGGCAGAATTAGAGCTATAGCCGGCTTAGTATTATTCGGCGAAAAGAATCAATTAATTATGAGCTCGAATCGAGGTATGGCACTTACCAACTTTCGGGAAATCGCTTACCTATTTGAAAGCTCAGATTATCTAAGGCCGATGGTTAAACAGATCCGCTTTGCTAACGGTACGGAATCGATCGAGATACTGCCTAAGTACGGTGGCGGTCGGTTAGATGTAGTAGCTTCAACTAGAGACGGATCCCGTGGTCGCTCCGCTTCGTATCTTTGGATCGATGAATTACGAGAAGTAAATAAAGAAGCTTACGCCGCAGCTCTGCCAGTTACCAGGGCCCAGCCGAATAGCCAAAGTTATTTCAGCTCGAATAGTGGCGATGCCTTTAGCGATGTATTGAATAACTTACGGGAGAAGTGCCTAAGCCATCCGCCGGAAAGTTTAGGATTTTACGAATACTCAGCTCCCGAGTTTGCTCCGGTTACAGATCGTAAAGGCTGGGCGATGGCCAATCCATCACTAGGCACATTAATTACAGAAAATGCGATCGAAGAATCGCTAGCTGTAAATACAATCGAGGATTTTAGAACAGAAACGCTTTGCCAATGGATTTCGTCGCTAGCTAGCCCGTGGCCGCATAATTCGGTCGAAGATACCAGCGATAAATCTCTACAGCTGTCGCCGGGTCCGCTTACTATATTCGCCTTCGATATTAGCCCGAGCCGTCGAGATGCTTCGCTCGTAATGGGCCAGATAACGCCATCGGGCAAGATCGGCGTAGCTGTATTAGAAACCTTCTTTAGCCAGGTGGCCGTCGATGATACCGTCGTAGCGGCAGCTATAAAAAAATGGGCCGATATTTATTTTCCGAGGGTTATTGCATTCGATAAATATACGACCCAATCGGTAGCCACAAAATTAGAGCGATCCGGATGCGCCGTTAAGGATGTATCAGGTCAACAGTTTTACCAAGCTTGCGGAATGCTTCACGATGCCCTAGCTAATGGAAAACTGGTTCATTCTGGGCAGGATATTCTCATAACCCACTTTAATAACTGCGCAGCTAAGCAATCGGATGCAAGTTGGAGAATCATTCGAAGGCGATCAGCTGGCCCGGTCGATATTGCCATCGGCGTAGCTATGGCGGTTTACCTACTTACAGATCCGCCAGAGATAGCCCAAATCTACGTTTAGACACGATCAACGAATACCCGAATATGCTTGATTTTTACGAGAGAATATGCTCATGGGATTACTTCAAACGCTGGGCCTTCGTAATGCGAGCACGCCTAAAGTCGAAGCGCAATATGCGCCGGCTGTTATGGATTCATCATACGGTATCGGTTATTTTAATACTGGCTCTGCTAATGCTTTAGGTGTTGGCTCTGTCGGTCGTGATTTTGCGATGCAGGTGCCAACAGTTGCAAGATGTCGTAACTTAATCGCTGGAGTAATTGCATCTTTAGATTTAGGACTGTATAACAAAACCACAGGTAAAGAATTAGGTAAGCCTAGATGGTTAGAGCAACCGGATGTTAGACAACCTAGAAGCGTAACGATGGCATGGACCATCGATTCATTAATTTTTTATAATTTAGCTTACTGGCGGATTACCGAGCAGTATGCCGATGACGGGCGACCTTCTCGCTTTGAATGGGTTGCTAATAACAGAGTAACTTTTACTACTAATAAATTCGGTACAGAGATCGAGCAATACTACATCGATGGAATTGCCGTACCTATGGAATCTATCGTAACTTTTCAAGGATTAAACGGTGGCGGAGTTTTACAAACTGGCGCACGTACTATCCAAGCTTCTTTAGATTTAGAAAAGGCCGCAGCTGTTAGCGCAGCTACTCCAATGCCTACCGGATACATTAAAAACACCGGAGCAGATCTACCGGAATCACAAATATCCGGATTATTAGCAGCTTGGAAATCTAGCCGCATGAATAGATCTACAGCTTATTTAACTTCTACTTTATCTTACGAAACTACTGGCTTCTCACCTAAAGACATGACTTACAATGAGAGTTTGCAATTCTTATCGACCCAAGTAGCCAGATTAATGGGCGTACCTGCATGGATGGTAAGTGCTGATATGAATAACAGTATGACCTATCAAAATATCTTAGATTCTAGAAAAGAATTTCTGGCCTATACCCTGCAACCCTATGTAAGTGCCGTGGAAAATCGTTTATCTATGAACGATATAACAAATAGTCAAAACGTGGTCCGCTTCGCCGTCGATGATACATTCTTACGAGCAGATGCTATGGAAAGATTAAACGTTATAGAAAAGATGCTTAATCTTGGATTAATCGACATCGATCAAGCTAAAGAGATGGAAGATTTAACGCCAGATGGTAACGATTCAGAAATGGAAGAAGAAGATACAGAAGAAGAAGATCTACTAGATAACGAAACCGAGTTAGGACTATAAATGGAACTAGAAAACATACACTTAACCTTCGCTAGCCAAATTGAATCTAGCGATGCCGGCCGTAGATTAATTTCTGGGGTCGTATTGCCATTCAACACTATTGGCAATACCTCAGCCGGCCCGGTTCAATTTAACTCTGGCTCTGTAGAGATTCCAGATGCTAAGCGCATTAAATTGTTAGCTCAGCATTCGCAAAATGATCCAATCGGTAGAGCACAAAGCTTCCAAGTTACCCAAGATGCAATTTACGGAACCTTTAAAATTTCTGCATCCCAGAAGGGTAATGATTATTTAATAATGGCCCAAGAAGAATTAATTTCATCTCTATCTATTGGAGTTGACGTTATTAAAGCTAAGAAGAATGCAGACGGCGTATTAGTCGTATCAGCTGCCAGAATGGTCGAAGTGTCTTTGGTCGAGAGCCCGGCTTACCCGGATGCAATCGTAACCAAAGTAGCCGCTAGCGAAGGCGATGCGGTAGAAGAAAACCAACCCAAACAAGAAAGCGAGGCTATCTTGGACAACAAAGCTCCAGAGCCAACCGAAGAAAAGGCAGAGGCAGCTACTCCAATCGTAGAAGCATCTCGCCCAGTTACATCAACACCGTTTATCTCAACTTCTGTACGTTCGCCGATCAATGATTTTGCGAGCTACACAGAGCACAAAATCAAAGCTGCTCTAGGATCAGATGAATCACGTCTATTTATTTCAGCTGCGGATGATTCATTCTCAACTAACCCAGCTTTTAACCCTACTCAATACCTAAGCGAATTCGTAACGAATACACGTTTTGGAACTCCTACAATCGATGCATGTTCACAAGGAACTTTGCCTAGCGTTGGTATGACCATAAGCGTTCCATCTTTGGTTACTTCCGCAGCTGGCGGAACTGGTGTAGCTCCAGTAGTTACAGTAGAAGCCGAAGCCGGTGCAGTACAAAATACCGGAATGGAAACCGTCTATCTAAATGGAACTGTCCAGAAGTATTCAGGCATGAATACGCTATCTGTGGAGCTCCTAGAGCGCAGCGGATATCCTGGCTTTTACTCAGAGTTGACCCAGCAACTACAGAATGCCTATTTAACTGCAATCGATACAGCTGCACTTACAGCACTTCTAGCAGCTGGTACTAATGGAACTGCGGAGACAGCAGATTCAACAGGTATCATCGATTACACTTCAGAAGCTTCAGCGTTAATTTACAAAAACACAGGTTACTTCGCACAGAACTACATCGCTAACCCAGCGCAGTACCAAGCTCTATTAGGTGCTACTGATACAACTGGTCGTCCGATTTACAATGCGATCCAACCAATGAACGCAGCTGGACAAGTACGTCCATCATCTATTCGTGGAAATGTTTTAGGTCTTGATCTATACGTAGATAAGAACTTTACCCAAACTGCATTCGATGATGCCTCAGCGGTTATCTTGGCTCCAGAAGCTTTCACCGTTTACCGTAGCCCACAGGCTTACATGAGCGTAAACGTCGTAAGCAATCTACAGGTTCAAATTGCTATCTACGGTTTCATGGCAACAATCGCTAAAATGCCATACGGAATCATCAAGTACGCAAAAATCTAATAACCAATAAATAATCCTCTAGGGTTTAGTAGCCCTATCCCTAGGGGAGCTTTTTAGAAAAGGAGTAAAGAGATGCCAGCTACTTACGTAACTGTCGCCGAGCTGAGGGCCAATCTTGGCATAGGTACTCTTTACTCCGATTCTGACGTGGAATCTGTGTGCCAGACAAGTCAAGACCTTCTCAATAGTTATCTATGGTTCGACTTTGCTCCAGTAGTAGGCGCAACAATTAGTAACAATGTAGCAACAGTAATGCTCGCTAATCCCGGCTTATTCGTTACCGGAGAATCTGTAACGCTGGCTGGCTGTGGAAGTACCTATAACGGCACTTACACAATTACCGGCACGGTGCCATTCTCTAGCGGTACTAATAACATTCTTCCGATGCTTTGGTGGCCGTGGGCATGGCAAAACTGGCCTAACGGTTATTCTTTTATTCAATTTACTAAAACTGCGGCCGATGATAACTTTCATCGAATCGTTCCTTACGGAACGGCTACCGGGCCCGATACTAAAACTGCCACCTACGCAAATACTCCAGCGATCCGTCAAGCTGCGATGATCCTTGCCGTAGATATCTGGCAAGCCCGGCAAGTATCTCAAACCGGCGGAGTAGGCATGGATGGCTTTACTCCATCGCCTTATCGTGTCGGTTACCAACTAATCAATAGGATCCGGGGGCTCATACAGCCTTACGCTAATCCTTCTTCTTTGGTGGGATAATGCCAGTAGCTATAACTACCCTTCGATCCACAATCGCCACAGCTCTCACAAATAATGGCGTATGGAGCACGTTCGCTTTTCCGAGCCCAACTCTGCTCGCTAATTCTGTAACGGTATTACCGGGCGATCCTTATTTACAGCCGACTAACGAAGGCTATAACACTATTGCGCCACTAGCTAACTTTCGTATTCTAATGGCTGTACCTGCTCTGGATAATCGTGGCAACTTAGCCGGCATTGAGGATTTTATTGTAGCCGTGTTTAATAAACTAGCTGCATCCGGGCTATCTTATAATGTTACTAGCGTATCTACTCCGTCGATCACAGATGCGGCAAGTGGAGCACTTTTAACGGCTGAATTAAATATATCAATCCTTACGAGTTGGAGTTAACATGTCTGATCTATATGATATAAATGAAAATAATTTTCTGGCCCGAACCGGTCAGATTAAGCAAGAAGAAGTAAAAACTAAAGCTGCGCCAGCAGAGAAAGAAGAAGAATAATGGCCGTACAATTACAATCTACCGTCGGCGTTAAAATCAACTCTGTTGATATCAGCGACCACGTATCAAGCGCAACACTTTCACAGATCTTTGACGAACTGGAAATCACCAGTCTTGGAGATGCTTCTCATAAATTCGTAAAGGGCCTAGAGGCTTCAACACTAGCTTTAGACTTCTTTAACGATTTTGCTGCTTCACAGGTAACACCTACCCTTCAAGCTGCATACGGCACGACCGTTACAGCTGTATTGATCCCAGTAAAGGGAACAGCGGTAAGCGCAAGCAATCCGCTATACACCGTTTCAATTTTGGTTAATAACTTAACCCCTATTGCCGGAGATGTCGCAAGCATTAACGCTGCATCGATTTCCTTCACATGTAATTCGACAGTAGTACAAACAACTACAGGAACCTTCTAAGGAGAATATAACTAATGGCAAAGCTAAAAATTACAAGGGCTAACGGAGAAGTAACGGAACACCGTATTACTCCGGGAATTGAGTACGCCTTCGAGTTGGTTCATAAGGCCGGTATCTCTAAGATTTTGCGGGAGACAGAAAAACAAACAGAAATCTTCTGGCTTGCGCATGAATGTTTACGCAGATCTGGAGTTACCGTGCCTACCTTCGGTCCAGAATTCGTCGATTCTTTAGAATTGGTTGAGGTACTCGAAGAAAAAAAATAGCTATTAGTCGGAGTTCGATGGCCTATCTGATCGCAAAGCTCAGCGTAGAAACCGGGATTCCGCCTAGAGAATTTTTAGAAATGGATGATGAGATGTTACGTCATATCATCCAAGTATTTAACGATAGAGCTAAGGAGTATAAAGATGCCAGTAAACGTAACGGGCGTTAAGCAACTCCAGAAGGCTATGCGTGCTGTGGATGATGACTTATTTAAAGAGATGAGTACCGGCATAAAGGCGGTAATGATTCCGATTAGAGATAAGGCTAGAACATATTTACCACGGCAGGATGAAGTTTTAAGCGGATGGGGTACGGCTACAGCTTCTATAGCTACTGCCAATTACAGGGCATTCCCGGCTTACGATTATCAAACCGCTAAAACTGGTATTAAATATAAAGCCGGATCTAATAAACGTAATCGTAATGGCTTCTCGGTTACTAACTACGTCTCTAACGAATCTGCTCCCGGTGCTATTTTTGAAACCGCTGGTCGTAAAAATCCTTACGGTAGTAAAGGCGGAAGATCTTTAAACCCAGATGCTTCTATTCAATTTATCCAAGCGTTACCGGAAATGATGAATAACTTTAGAGCTACTGGTCGTAAGCGAGACGGTCGCTTAATTTATCGAGCATGGGCAGAAGATAGCGGTAAGGTTTATAAGAAGGTCGTAGATGCCGTAGAAAAAACTGCAAAGAAATTTAACGCCAAGCAAAATCAGGCGGCATAATGGCCAGTTTAGTCGTCTCCGCATTATCTACATGGAGCAATAAAGGATTAAAGAAGGCTGAAAAGGATGTATCAGCATTCGATAAAACGGTAAAGAATTTAGGTAAAACCTTTGCTGGAGTATTTGCCGCTTCTACTATTTTAAACTATTCTAAAAATGCTGTTAAAGCTTTCATGGCCGATGAGAAGGCTGCTAAATCCTTAGAAACAGCTTTAAATAATTTAGGTTTAGGCATGTCGGCTCCTGGAGTTGAATTATATATATCAAGCCTTCAAAGAATGTATGGCGTTCTAGATGATGAATTGAGGCCAGCATTCCAGACTTTAGTTACAGCTACAGGGGATTTAACTACCAGCCAGAATGCTTTAGATCTTGCTTTAAATATATCGGCTGCAACGGGTAAAGATTTACAAACAGTCTCGGCAGCTCTGGCACGTGGTTTTGCTGGACAGACAACAGCTCTTAGCCGTCTAGGTGCTGGACTAGATAAAACATTACTAGCCACCGGCGACATGAATAAAATTATGGCCGAACTTAATAAAAAGTTTTCTGGACAGGCTAAGGCTAGATTATCTACATACGCTGGCCAGATGGCTTTGCTTCAAGTTTACGCCGCAGATGCTCAGGAAACTATCGGCAAAGGTTTAATAGATGCTTTAAATATATTAGCTGGTAATCGAACTATCGAACAATTAGGTAATTCTTTCGACAGTTTATCTAAAGACATAGCCAACGCTTTAAGACAAATGGCTAAGATGTTAAAGCAATTTGAGGACATGGCTAGTAACCCGGCGTTCCAAGCTGTTATAGCTTTGATGCTGCTCAGGGCTGGTCGTATAGATCTACTAGCTAAACTCTTTGCAGGTGCATTATTTACTGGAGTTTTAACAGGTGGCGATGATAATAAACAAATTTCTCACGAAGAAAATCTACGCTTAGCCAGAGAACGTCTAGCGGATAGAATGCGAGAAGCTAGATTATTAAAAACTTCTAATACTTATCGAACTTTAGAAAATGAACAATTAAAGAAAAAAACAGAAGCGGATAAGCTTGGCGAAAAGTTTAACGTAGAGCGCATCGGTTTAATGGCCGCTTTAAATGCCGCAACCGATGAGGAAACTAAACTACGTATTAGATCTCAGTTAGCTATAATGGATGATAACCAAGCTTTATCTAAAAAATACAATGCCGAATTAGAAGCGGCTAATGCCCTTAATTTATTAAATATTGCTACCCGAGGTTTAACTTTACAAATGGGAGCATCGGCTTCTGATATACAAAAATTCTTATCTGCTCAATCTAGTAGTTATAATCAATCTATAGCATCGGGAATAGCTCCTACTGTAGCTCCGGATGCTATTACAGCATCACAGGTAAACGCTTACCTAGCTGCTAAAACTGCCGAGGTTACAGCGGATACTCAAAGCTACTTAGAAAAGTTGCGTACTACAGTTAAGCCCGGTTATGAGGTACCTTCTGTAGAATCTTTCTATGGTGGGCTATCAAGTATGGCTGGATCGCTTCCAAGCTCTAATGTAAATAATAAAGTAGAAGTTACTGTAAATGGATCTATTTTAGCTTTACAGGATTTAGATAAAGCTATCGAAGATGCGATGCTTCGTATCCAGCGACAAAATGGCAATTTAGCACCGGCAGGATCTATCCAATAATGACCGTACCTGTCGTAAATGCGGTTATAAATTTCTCGACCGGCCCTGGCTTTGCCCAAGCTTGCCTAATCGATTCAGGTGTATTCGGTACTAATATCTTTGCAGATTCCGCAGCTGTGATCGTAGATGTATCCGATCAAATAAATTTAATACAAACTAACCGTGGCCGTAATGCTGTGGCCGATCAATTTACGGTGGGTACCTGTAGCCTTCGTATAGTTGACCAAAATGGCGATTTCAACCCACAAAATCCAGCTAGCCCATATTACGAGCTTCTTACCCCTATGAAGAAGTTATCTATAACCGCAACCTATGGCGGAGTTACTTATCCTTTATTTGCTGGCTTTATTACTGGCTATCAGACTACCCAGCCTAAAGAAGCTACAGATGTAACCCTAACTACCATCACCGCCGTAGATGCCCTTAGATTGGCCCAGAATGCCCAGATAAGCACGGTAACAGGTGCTACAGCTGGCGATCTAACTGGTACCCGTATTAATCAAATCCTAGACCAAATCGAATGGCCTAACTCTGCCCGTGATATAGATGCTGGATTGACTACGGTTCAAAATGATCCGGGCACACAGCGAACAGCTCTAGGGGCATGCCAGACGGTATCGACCACCGAGTACGGAGCCTTCTACGTAGATGCTTCTGGCTCATTCGTTTTCCAAGATCGAGAAGTAACCGTAGGTTCGATCGCTGGTACACCTGTTTTATTTAGCGATGACGGTACGGGGATTATCTATAAGGATGCCGCATGGGTATTAAATGACGTTTTAGTATTTAATAAATCTACCGTAGTTAGAGCTGGCGGATCTCCACAGGTGGCAATTAACCAAGATTCTATAGATAAGTATTTTCTCCACAGCTACTACGTAGATAACCTATTAATGGAAACCGATGCCGTAGCTTTGGATTATGCCCGGGCCTATACCGCATCCCGGCAAGAAACCTCTATACGATGCGATTCTTTAAGCTTAGACCTTTATACGCCAGACTATAACGCTGGCATAATTGCAGCTCTAGAACTAGATTTCTTTGATCCGATCACCGTCAAAACTACCCAGCCGGGCGGATCGTATTTAGAGAAAACTCTACAGATCTTCGGAGTATCAAACAGAATTACGCCACAGAGCTTCTTGGTTAATTTCGTTACGCTAGAAGCTATCATAGATGGGTTTATAATCGGAACAGAATACGGCGAAATCGGTATCGATTCGCTGTCTTATTAAGGAGAAAAAATGGCAACATGGCCGGTAGTTACTGGGGATATTGTGACCAGTACAATTTGGAACGGTTTACCAGTTTACGAATTAGCAACTAAAGCTGGAACTACCTACACTTTAGCAAGCGGAGATCAATACCAACAGCTATTAGTTTTTACTAGCTCATCCGCTAAAACTGTAAGCATCCCTACCGATGCTACTTATGATTTTCCAGATGGTACAGCTATAACAATTTTAAATAATAATGCCGCTGGCACTTTAACCATTCAAGCTGTAAGTGCCGGTACTACGGTTATATCTTCTGCCGGAGCTTCTTCGGTTGCTCCTACTGTTGGAGCTTTTAAAGCTGCCATAGCGATAAAAACCGGCACAAATGCATGGACGGTCTGCGGAGCTATTGCCTAATGATAGGTAATTTAGCAGCTGCATTATTAAATCAACCAGTAACTGAATTAACTGTCGATTATTTAGTCGTTGCTGGCGGTGGTGGTGCTTCAGGTCGTCGTGGTGGCGGAGCCGGTGCTGGTGGACTTCGTTCAACTGTTACTGCAACTGGTGGCGGTGGTACTTTAGAAACTGCTTTAACTTTAGCTTTGTTTACAAACTATACCGTTACATGCGGGGCCGGTGGTGTAGGTGGTGAAGGTAGTAACCCGCCAGCAAGTGATCCGACAAAAGGTTCTAATTCTGTTTTTAGTACCATTACTTCCAACGGCGGTGGTGTTTCCAGCGGTGGCTCTTATGAAGATTTAGCTTTAATGAACGGCGGCTCAGGCGGCGGAGAAGCTGCTTTTAGCGGTGGGCCAGGAAGTGGTACTGCTAATCAAGGTCGTGACGGCGGTTCAGGTAATGACAATGCGCCAAATTATCCCGCAGGTGGCGGTGGTGGTGCTTCAACAGCAGGACAGACTGCACCTTCAGCAAGTGTTGCTGGCGCAGGTGGCGCAGGTGTAGCAGTTTCAATAACTGGCTCATCAATTACTTATGCCGGCGGTGGTGGCGGTGGTACTTATGGCGGTGGCACGGCTGGCGCAGGTGGCGCAGGTGGTGGCGGTGCAGGTTCAAATACAACAGCAACAGCAACCGCAGGAACTGCAAACACTGGCGGTGGTGGCGGTGGTGGATTTGATAATTTTGGTACTGGTTATTACGGCGGTAATGGCGGTTCAGGTGTTGTAATTCTTAGTTACCCTTCAGCGCAAACTATAACTATTGGCGCAGGTTTAACTGGATCAACTGCAACAGTAGGCGCAAATAAAGTAACCACTATAACAGCTGGTACTGGAAACGTGAGTTGGGCATAATGGCACATTACGCGTTTTTAGATGAAAATAATTTAGTTACCGAAGTTATAGTCGGTATTGACGAAACCGAATTAATTGAAGGTTTAGACCCGGAAACTTGGTACGGCAACTTTAGAGGACAAGTATGCAAACGAACAAGCTATAACGGTAATATTCGTTATAACTACGCCGGGATTTCGTATTTCTATGATGAAGTCGCCGATGCGTTTATATCTCCTAGCCCAGAATGCGGCCATGCAGAATTAACATTAAATACATCTACTTATAAATGGGAATGCGAGAACGCAGAGCATGAGCTTATTCTCTAGTAACGGATGGCCAGCTTCTAACGATCGTAAAGAGATCGGGATTAAAAGCTATGAAGTACCGGGCTGTAAAACAAAGTTAGCATGCGCTGAAGGTGCGGCCCCTTTGTTAATTGGCTTTGCAGCTGAATTTCATAAGCTGATAGAGCCTATCGATGAAGGTACTTTAGACGATTGGGGCTACGCCTTTCGTATGGTACGGGGTACCACCGACAAGCTGTCGAATCATTCAAGCGGTACAGCTATCGATCTAAATGCTCCTAAGCATCCTCTAGGCAAGGTAGGCACTTTCCCACCGGAGAAGGTACCGATGATCCGGGCCCTATCTGCTAAGTACGGCCTAAAGTGGGGCGGAGATTACGTCAACCGTAAGGATGAAATGCACTGGGAAGTCAACCTAAACCCGGCTAAGGCCGCAGCTCTTATCGTCAAGTTAGGATTAAAAAATGGCTAACAAACAAGTAACAGTAACTACGACCCCTACCCTTTTAGTCGCAGCTGATCCGCACGATCAGACCGTGATAATTAGAGCCGGGTCCTCAGATGTATACATCGGAAACGCTGGAGTAACTATTTCTAACGGATTCTTAATGGAGCATAAAAGCGTAGTAACTTTTCCGCTAGGAGCTTACGAAGCTCTGTACGGAGTATGCGCCAGCGGTACGGTGCTAACAGAGATTTACTCCGTAGTAAATTAAGGAGATCTAATGGATCAATTTAAGCAAGTATTTTTAACCTGGCTTCGTGCCTCTGTAGCCTCTGTCGGTGCTCTATGGCTGGCCGGTACTACAGATCCTAAGACTTTGGCTTACGCCGGAATCTCGGGCTTAGTCGGACCTTTATTGAAGTATTTAGATACATCGGCTCCAGAATTTGGCCGTACTAAGTAATTAAATGAAACGGCTAGTAGGGCTGGTCATCCTTTCGCTGGCCCTAACTAGCTGCGGTTATCAGGGATGGATCAGATATGGATGCCAAGAATACGAAAACTGGGAAAAGCCAGAATGTAACCCACCGGAATGCATACCTACGGGAACATGTACTAAAGACATTCTTGGAGAAGCCATTATCGAAGAACAAAAAAAATAGATTAGATCCGCAGGATATTCATGCACGGCTGATCCTTATGATCGGTGCGACCTTATCGCTTACATTCTTCTTAGTTACTTTAGGCGTAGTTTATTCGCTTATGTTTATTACTCAGCCGATCGGGGCCCAAGCTCCTAACGATGCGGCCTTTATAGATTTACTTAAAACGCTAGCTATATTCTTAACAGGCTCACTAGGTGGCGTACTCGCTGGTAATGGGCTTAAACCTAAAGATAAGCCTAAAGATCCTATTGCGTAGGCCGTGTCGGTTCTTGCACTATGTCGGTGTCTAGCCTTACCCTTTTATAGTTCGTATCAGACGGGTACGACAGTAAGGGCTACTAATGATAGAAATTACATGGGGGCTCCAGCTGATTTACTGGCTGGGCCTAATGAGCCCTATCCTGTTTATTGCAGGATGGGCTAAAGGTTATAAGGATGGCCATAAAGAAGGTAAATGGTCAGGTCGGCATGAAGCACAGAAAAGCCTTAGAAGATGATCGTAAAGGCTCCCGAGGGTCGCTGGTGCGACTACTGTAAAAACGAATGGGGTAAAGTTAAATACGACGGGCCGGGCCAAACACAATGGCACTTAAAGGCTAGGACCGCAGCTGTCGTACTTTGCATTTCAGAAACTCCACTAGGTAAAAATAACGAAAGAGCTTACTGCGCCGAGCATCGAGCAGAGTTAAGCGAATGGGCTAATGGCGAAGTATGGCCGTTAGTCGACCAGATGGAATATGCCAAGAAGTTAGATCCAATCAAACTAAAAAAGGAGCTACAAAATAATGTTCAACTTAAACGACTATGAAGATGTTGCAACCCGAATTAAAAGGGTTCACGATAATTTCCCGATGGTTCGATTTAACGTAAGAGAGTTAAAGATCGATCACCAAGCCGGATACTGTTACGCCGTTACCGAGATCTACAGAGATGCTAACGATGCCCAGCCAGCTGCGGTAGATGTTGCTTATGAAGCTCGTAGCGATCGTGGCGTAAACCGTGATTTTTGGGTAGAAAACTGTATTACTTCTAGCTATGGCCGTACCGCTGGCTTATTGCTTGGTACAGATAAAAGAGCTACTAGACAAGACATGGAAAAGGCTCAGGCTAAAATCATGGAGCCAGTAAAGAGCGATATTAACGGAGCCAGCCGACAAGCTGCGGAACCGGTCGCTAACACTATGGCCATGTTGGTAGATCAACTAGGCGCAGAAGAATTAGATAAACCGCCTATCTGTAACCACGGAATAATGGTGTTAAAGAAGGGTAATAAGAATAATCGTGATTACTACGGTTATACCTGCCAGCTTGGTAAGAGCGCAGAATCTTGCGATTCTATCTGGTACAAAATAGGAGCCGATGGTAAGTGGCATGCGCCTAAGAAGCCAGCTTTTGAAGTAAAGGCCGGCCGTAATTTAATCAATGAGATGTTACAAGGAGAATCATAAAATGGGTTACGTTGAATTTAGCGTTGACGGTATTGCCTACACAATGGAAGGCGGAGCATTCGTATCAGCTGTACCTTCTAAGAATTGCGATGCTTGCTTTAATGATGTTTCGTCGGAAGGCGGAATGGAAATACGCAACGTTGATAAAGAGGTCGTATTATGGATCTGCTCCAAGTGCCGCAAGAGATAAGGGTCGTACTCGATTATGCTCAGGAGCAACAAGCTCATAGCATAGGATTCGAGCGAATTACCCAGGTGCAAGCCAGGGTCGATGCAGCTTCTAGGCGAAATAAAGGCGTTAATTATCACGAAGCCGTTATGGAATCTAGCGAAGCTGTAGGGGCCGAGATAGCTGTAGCCCAATACTTCGGCATACCTGGCTTTCAGCCTACCGTTAACACCTTTAAGAATGAAGCTGATATAGGGGCCAAGATTGAGGTTAAGTGGACCAAGTACCTCAATGGCCATCTAATCGTAACCAATAACGATCGAGAGCATGATATAGCTGTATTAGTTACGGGTAGAAGTCCGGTATATATCATCGCCGGATGGATACCTATAACAATGGCCAAGAAACCTAGATACAGGAATCAAGATGGTTCATACTGGATAGATAGGCCAAACCTATTTCCTATCGAAGATCTTAAAAGGAGTATTTATGGCGATAGTGCGTTTTAATTGCAGAGTATGTAAATCAACTATTACGGGCAAGGTGGTAGCAGAGTTCAGCGAGCTTCTACCGCCGGGCCTTAAATGCGTAGAATGTTCTAAGTGCGGTGTACTAGGAATCGAATTAAATCCAGAGATTATAGATTCCGACTTGCCGTCTGACCTGCGGTTATCCGAATGAATTTGACTCGTCTGCTACGCTCCGACATCGCTGGGCGAGCCGGCAAAGCCGGGGTAGCTCGCAGGGCGATTTTGGTGCTTTGGGCCGGGCTATTGTTTAATGCGATTATGCCGGCAACTACAGCTTACGGATTAAAAGAAAACAAAGAAGCTTATAAGTTATATGCCTACACAAAACTATTCAATGCTAAAGAGTTTATGTGTTTAAATGCATTATGGGCTAAAGAGAGCCAATGGTCAGCAATAGCTAAGAATAAGAGAAGTAGTGCATTCGGTATACCACAGCTATTAAAGATGAAAGAGAAGGACCCATATCGTCAAATAGATTTAGGATTAAAATATATCAGCGCAAGATATTCAACACCATGTAAAGCATGGGCATTCTTCAAAGTAAATGGATACTATTAATATATGGCAAGTAAGCGTAATGATCCTAGAGTAAGTAGGGATTGGAAGAAGCGTAGATTAGAGATCTTAGCTAGAGATAACTACATCTGCTATTACTGCTCACAGGATGCAGATACTGTCGATCATCTAATCAGTATTAAAAAGCATGGTGATCCAATGGATCCTAGTAACTTAGTGGCTTGCTGTAAGCGATGTAATAGTGCTAAGGGTAGTAAATCAGAAGCCTTTTTTTTAGCCCGTAAGCCTAC